GCCTGCCTCAAGGCGGCAGCCCTGCGGGCCCTAATCGACAAAGAGATCGGCTGGCACAAGACTCTGTCGAACGTCGGCGTGACCGGGGTCGATGGCATGACCAAGTCCCTGTTCTGGGATCTGCAAGACCCCGACACCGAAGTCGGCCTGCTCAACGCCAAAGAGGTCACCGCCCTGATCCAGGCCAACGGGTTCCGCAATTGGGGCAACCGCACCTGTTCGGACGATCCCCTGTTCTGCTTCGAGAACTACACCCGCACCGCCCAGGTGCTGGCCGACACCATCGCCGACGCACACATGTGGGCCGTCGACAAGCCCATGACCCCCACCCTGGTGAAAGACATCATCGAGGGCATCAAGGCCAAGGGCCGCGAACTGGTAACCGGCGGGTACCTGCTCGGTTTTGACTGCTGGTACAACGAGGAGCTCAACGACAAAGACACCCTCAAGGCTGGCAAGCTGCGCATCGATTACAACTACACACCGGTACCGCCGCTTGAAGACCTCGGTTTCCAGCAGCGCATCACCGACTCCTATCTCATCGACTTCAGCGCCCGCGTCGCGGCTGCAGCATAAGGAGCCACCATGGCACTGCCACGCAAACTCAAACACCTCAACATTTTTCAAGATGGTGAGAACTGGATCGGCGTCGCCGAAGACTTCACCCCGGCCAAGCTGAGCCAGAAATTCGAAGCCTATCGCGGCGGTGGCATGATGGGGGCCGCCAACATCCACATGGGGCTGGATGATGGCGCCCTCGATACCTCCTTCACCTTCGGCGGCCTTGAGGCCGAACTGGTCAAGCGCATGGGTATCGCCAAGATTGACGGTGTTCAACTGCGCTTTGCCGGTTCCGTCCAGCGTGACGACACCAGTGAAGTGGTCGCCGTCGAAATCGTCCAGCGCGGTCGCTTCAAGGAGCTGGACCGGGGCACCCTCAAAACTGGCGACAACTCCCAGAGCAAGATCAGCATGGTCAACACCTACTACAAGGAGACCATGAACGGCGTCGACCTGTGCGAAATCGACTTGCTCAACATGATCTGGATCGTCGACGGCGTCGACCTGATGGCCGAACACCGCAAGGCCATCGGCCTCTAACCCACCCAACAACCCAACGGGCGGCCCTTATCCCAACAGAAAGTGCCGCCCTCACCACATCACCAGGACGCAACACCATGGAACACAAGACAGTGACTCTCGACCAAGCCATCCAACGCGGCGACACCACCATCATCGAGGTCCAACTGCGCAAGCCCAAGGCGGGCGAAATGCGCGGACTCAACATGGCCGATGTGCTGCAGATGGACGTCAACGCCCTCTCCAAACTGCTGCCCCGCATCACCACCCCGATCCTGACCGAGCTCGAAATTGGCAACATGGACCCGGCTGACCTGCTGCAACTGGGTAGCGAGGTGGCCAGTTTTTTGATGCCGAAGAAAATGAGCTACCTGGCTGCGTAGATGACCTGATGGCCGACATCGCCATCATCGCCCACTGGCCGCCCTCCGAGATGGCGGCCATGGACATCAGCGAGCTGATGGGCTGGCACCAACGCCTCGTTGAAACCCACAACCGCATCAACGGGGCAGACGAACAATGAACCCTCTCAAACTGCAAATCCTCCTCGGGGCGGTCGACAAGCTCACCGCCCCCCTCAAGGCCGCCAGCGGCCAGAGCAGAACCACGGCCAAAGACCTCGCCGAGACGAAAAAGCGCATCAAGGAGCTCGAGACCCAGAGTGGCCAGATTGACGGCTATCGCACCCTGGGAAGCCAAATTGGCGCTACCCGCGCCCAGCTCACAGCAGCCCAACGCGATGCCCAGCAGATGGCCCAGCAACTTGCCAAGGTCGAGCAACCAACCAAGGCCATGACCCGCGCCATGGAGCAGGCCAAACAGAAGGTGCGCGACCTCTCCCAACAGGAGCGGGAAATGGTCGCCCGTCACGGCAGCCTGAAACGGGCCCTGGGCGAGGCAGGCATCAACACCAAGCAGCTCGGCGAACACCAGCGCCGCCTCAAGACCGATCTGGCTTCCGCTAATACCCAGCTCGACCAGCAGCGCGCCAAGCTGGGCCAACTGGCCGACCAGCAAAAGCGCCTCAACCAGGTCAAGGCGAACTATGACAAGACCATGTCCATGCGCGGCACCATGGCGGGCTATGGCGCCGCAGGCATGGCAACCGGTGCTGCGGCCATCTACAAGGGCACCAACATCGCCAGCAAGGCCATGGGCTTTGATGTCGACATGTCCAAGGTGCAGGCGATCACCAGGCTGGACAAAGGCAGCAGCGAACTGGCCGCCTTGCGGGCTCAGGCCCGGGAGCTCGGCGCCAATACCGCCTTCACGGCGGGCGAAGCGGCGCAGGGCCAGGGCTTCCTCGCCATGGCTGGCTTTACACCCAAGGCGATCCGTGACGCCATGCCTGGGGTGCTCGACATCGCCAAGGCCGGGGGCGTCGAAATTGCCGCCGCAGCGGATATCGGCTCCAACATCCTGACCGGCTTCAAGCTGCCGGCAAACCAGATGACCCGACTCGGGGATGTGATGGTCGGCACCTTCACCCGCGCCAACGTCGACTTGCAGATGCTGGGGGAAACCATGAAGTACGTGGGCCCTGTAGCGGCGGGCCTTGGCGTGGATCTTGAAACTGCCTCCGCCATGGCGGGCAAGCTGGGGGATGCCGGTATCCAGGGCAGCATGGGCGGTACCGCCATGCGCGCAATTCTAGGCCGCCTCGCGGCGCCCCCCAAGGCCGCACACGACGCGCTCGCCGATCTGAACGTGAAGACCGCCGATGCCGCCGGTAACCTGCGTGCCCTACCCGATATTCTCGACGAGCTCTACAAGAAGACCAGCAAGATGGGGGACACCACCCGCTCGGGCTACTTCAAGGCCATCGCCGGTGAGGAAGCCTTCGCCGCCCTGGCCGTACTGACCGAACAGGCGGGATCCGGCAAGCTGCAGGAGCTCATCGCCACCTTGAAGCAATCCCAGGGCGAGGCGGGCAAGGTCGCCAAGGTCATGGCTGATAACGCCATCGGTGATCTGGATAACCTCACCTCCGCGTGGGATGACGTGGGCATCCAGATGATGGAGACCGAGAACGGCCCGATGCGCGGGATCATCCAGCGCATCACCGAGATTATCCAGGTCACCGGCAACTGGATGCGGGCCAACCCTGAACTCACGTCCACCCTGACCCGCATCGCGGCCGTGACAGCCGTGGCCGCCGCCGCTGGCGGTTCACTGCTACTTGTCGTGGCTGGCCTGCTGGGCCCGCTGGCGGCCATCAAGATGGGGATGTCGATGCTGCTGGTCTATGGAAGCCCGCTGCTGACCTTCATCAAGGCACTGACCATGGGCATGGTCAGGCTCGGCATTGCCATGCTCACCACCCCGATCGGCTGGATTATCGGGCTGCTGGCAGCCCTCGCCTATGCGGTTTACTACGTCTACAAAAACTGGGATGAGCTGGGGCCGAAATTTAAAGCCGTCTGGGAAACCTGCAAGACTGCCACCATGGAATTCTGGGACTATATCGGCACATTACCAGCCAAGGCGCTGGAGATGGGGAAGGCGCTAATCAGTTCACTGGTTGATGGCATCAGCGCCAAGTGGGAGAGCCTGAAAGCCAAGATAAAAGGCATCACAGACCTGCTACCGGACTGGATGAAAGGCGGTTCGTCAATGGAGGTTGCCGTTCAGCATGCGTCAACTGCCACGGCAGCACTGGATAAAAAAGAGGGAGGATTCGCAGGCTTCTACGATAAAGGCGGCCTGATACCGGCAGGTAAATGGGGCATTGCGGGGGAGAACGGGCCAGAAGTGGTTGAAGGGCCCGCCAGGGTCATCAGCCGTCGTCATACCGCAGCCATGGCGTCAGCGGCCATGCTGGCAAGCATGCCACTGGCTGCTATGCAGCCGCAACTGGACACCGTCCGCACCATTCACGAGCAGGTCATGCCTGCCGCGCTGCGCCAGCCAGCCGACACCGCCCGCACCATCCGCGAGCAGGTCGTGCCTGCCGCGCTGCGCCAGCCAGCCGAGGTCGCCCGCACCATCCGCGAACAGGTCATGCCTGCCGAGCTGCGCCAGCCCGCAGATACGGCCCGCACCATCCGCGAACAGGTAGTGCCTGCAGTGCTACACCAACCGTCTGACGCCATCAGGTCAAGCCCTCGCATCATAGACACACCCAAGCTGGCACCGGCCAGAGGGGGCGGGTCAACCCAGATTTACGCCCCCATCAACATCGTGCAGCAGCCAGGGCAATCCGGCGCCGATGTGGCGCAAGAGGTGCGTCGTGAACTGGACCGCCGCGAACGGCAGGCATCAGCACGCACCCGCGCCAGCCTGCGCGACACCAACTAAGGAGGCACCACCATGATGATGACCTTGGGCTGGTTTGTGTTCCAGCGATCCACCTTCGCCCCCCAGTCGCAACAGGATGACCGTGCTTGGCGCCACCCGGGCAACCATCGGGTCGGCGCCCGTCCGGCCTACCAGTTCACCGGGCCGGATGATGAAACCACCGTGCTATCCGGCACCCTCTACCCTGAGCTGACCGGCGGGCCCGTCTCCCTCGACCTGCTCCACGAAATGGCCGACACCGGCCAGGCCTTCCCCCTGATCCAGGGGGATGGCGTGATGCGGGGCTATTTCGTCATCGAGCGCACCAGCGTCACCCGCTCAGAATTCTTCTCTGATGGCACCGCCCGCAAGATTGAATTCACCATGAACCTCAAGCGCGTGGACGACGACGAATCGAGCCTGGGCAACAAACTGCTGGGTCGTGCCATCGGTGGCATCGCCAGTCGGCTCGGCATCAGCAACATCGTCGGCACCATTGGCAACAAGATCGGGGGCCTGCTGTGAGCCTGATAGATAACGCGCTCTCTGCTGTCAGCAGCAACCTGACCAGCCAGCTGGGGCAATTCAGCGTCACTGGCGCCGACCACAAGGCCCCGGCTTACCAACTGCTGATCGACGGCAAGGACGTATCCGCCACCATCCGCCCCCGCCTCGGTGGCATGACCATCACCGACAATCGCGGGTTTGATGCCGACACCATCGACATCGAACTCGACGACAGCGACGGTCAGCTGGCCATGCCTCGCCGGGGCGCCAGAATGCGCGCCCTGATCGGCTGGCAGGGGCAGCCGCTGGTTAATAAAGGGGAGTTCACCATCGACGAGGTGGAGCACTCAGGCACCCCGGACAAGCTCACCATCCGGGGCAAGTCAGCTGACCTGCGCGGAAGCCTCAACAAACTGCGCCAGACCAGCTATCACCAGCAGACTGTCGGCAGCATTGTCGACACCATCGCCCAGCGCCACGGCTTCACCCCCGCCTGCGCCGAGCGCTTCAAGGGCATGCTGATCGACCACATCGACCAGCAGAACGAAAGCGATCCCGCCTTCCTCACCCGCCTGGCCGGCCAATGCGGCGCCCTGACCACCATCAAATCGGGTCGGCTGCTATTCATCGGCCAGGGCAAGGGGCTCACCGCCAGCGGCAAACCGCTCCCCTCAGTCACCATCACCCGCCAAGATGGCGATCAGCACCGCTTCGCCGTCGCTGACCGCGAAGCCTACACCGGCGTAGTGGCCAACTGGCACGACCCGAAGAAGGCCGCCACCAAAGACTCAACCCTCAAGCGTAAACGCAAGACCAAGCCAAAGCCGGAGCAGGCGCTGCCCAGCGACACCACCGTCGACAAAGAGGGCCGCGAACTGCTGATCGGCGACAGCGAGAACGTCAAGGTGCTGCGCCACATCTACGCCAACCAGACCAACGCCCTGCGCGCCGCCCGCGCCGAGTGGGAACGCCTGCAGCGTGGCGTCGCCGAGTTCGAGATCACCTTGGCCACCGGCCGCCCCGAGCTCTACCCGGAACAACCCACCACCGTCAGGGGATTCAAGCCGCAGATCGACGAGGCAGGCTGGGTACTGACCCGGGTCGTGCACAGCCTGACCAACAGCGGCTACACCAACAACATCAGCCTCGAAGTAGCCATCGACGACCTGCCAGAAGTGACCGAGTAACAGCAGCAAAAACAAAAGGCGACAGAGCCAACGCTCTGCCGCCTTTCTCGATCATCAAATTTCTCTGCCGCAACTTTGCCGCCACTAGGTGGCATAAAAACTTAAGGTCACCCGCTTGGGTGGCCTTAAGTCATTGAATTATAGATGGTGCCCGGGGTCGGACTCGAACCGACACGTATTGCTACGGCGGATTTTGAATCCGCTGCGTCTACCGATTTCGCCACCCGGGCAGCTGCGAGGGATTATACGAATGGCGCTTGGCCATGCAAGGTGTTTTTCTTGC